ACCATTAATTTTATTTGGTAGGGTTCTATGGAAATGTACAATATCGTATTTATCTAAAAATTTATCATCTTCCCAAGAAAAATCCATAGTACCAGCAGTAACTATATCTACATGGAATTCTTCATTGTATAATTCTTGTAATTTCATATGGGGTTCTACTGAACGAAACTTAGATACCCCTGTTCTATCTGAAGGTAGAACTAAAACTTTAATCTTACTCATAACCTATATTTTTATACAATATAAGTCATTATTATATTTTAGTAAATAAAAAACCCAACATACGTTGGGTTTTAATTATTTCTTCTTTGGTTTTCCTTTGTTGCCTTTACAACCACATCCTTTTTGTCTCATCTTTATTTTTTTTTATTTACGTTATTAAGATTTTTTAGATTTAACCCTTAATGATTTCCATATGTTAACATTTTCTTGAATCATTTTCCTATCAAAGTATTTTTCAACAATGGAAGGTAAAACCTTAGCTATTTCTTCAGCAATCATTTTTCTTATTTGACCATTATTAACAGAATGGTTATTTTGTTTTGGTGTCACCCCTTCGTTGAAACTTGTAGGTACTTGATTGATATCTTGTGCCCCATAATTTGGATTAATCTCTTTTATTGTTTCTTCATTCATAGAAAAGGTACCTGGCATATCTGGTTGTTGAATTGGGTTATCCAACATAGCTCTTTGTATTTCTGGTGGTAATTTAGATTCTTTTACTCTTTTACTATAATTCTCACTACCAGGTTGAATTAGATTTTTAGTTTGGGTTGGTTGTGGTGTTGGTGTACTACCCATAGATTCATATAACCCACCATTTTGTGTTCTTTCATCAATCTTTGATTGTAACTTTGTTTTATCTACAGTATCAAATTGTCTAGCTTTAGCATCAATCACTTTAGCTTTTTTCAATATTTCTTTTAATTTCGCTTCCATTTTTAAAATTCTGCTTGTTTGTAAATTCTTATCATACTATTGTCTCCATTAGCATTATATTTTGGTATTCCCGCAACTCTATCGGATATAGGTGAGTTAAAATATTCTGGGGTTGTTGCCCAAGAAGATACTTTATCTGACCTAAAAGTTTTCCAACCTGGTTGTTCAGTATCGGTCACACCTTCTAGTTGGTATACTCTAATTATTGGGTTTCCAGCTAAAGATTCTCCATAAACATAAGGTTCTATTAATCTCAAACCTCTTGATATGGTTTCATCACCTTCATAAAAAACTCTACAAACTTGATGTCTTTCGATGGAATCCTCAATCTCAGTTCTACCTACTACTTCTAATATAATATTTTCTAGTAGAGAGTAAAGTTTCATCTTACCAATATTGTTCACCAAATGTGTAATTGTAATAATTACTACCAGCGTTACCTGGGGAATATTTATTACCAGATGAATAAAGTAATACATCTTTTCTTTGTTCATCTATAATAGTACCTACACCAGAGTTTGGTCCTGTTTCACCTCTTCCGTGGTCATCACCATCGGATTGAGCAGCTGGGTGTTGTGCACTATAACCTTGATTAGTTACGTTTTTAAATTCATTAAAACTTGTTAAATTTAATCTTTGAACACCACCTTCTGTTTTTAATGATGGTAATTGATTTGTGACCGCTCCACCATTTGGGTTTAACTCCTGAACTGAAGCTGCGTCTGTTAGGATTGGTGCTATTGGTCCTAAGAAATGTGACATAATTTTTTGTTTTTATCTATTATTGTTATAAGGTCTTCCATGACCTTCATACTATAAATACCTTCTTGTCTTAAAATTTTATTGGTATCTGAGTCGTGATTATCTAATTTAACACCTCCAATTGATATCTTTTCTTTTTGATATCTATTTGGCATTCCGATGTTACTCATAGTTTTTTTATTGTTTTCTACACCATCTCTCATATTACTTAAACTCATCTCAACCCAATCTTTCATTTTGGTACCACCGTTTAAGAGGTATGGTGAGTCACTTTTTTTACCAGTGAAATTATCAAAAAAATTCTTAATTCTAGCTAATTGTTCGTAAGATATTTCTTTACTGTCACATAGATTTTTTAATCTAGTGTAGCCTTCAATATTTCTATCACCACAATAAGCATTAAAAATTCTTTTTAAGTGATGATTAACATCTTTTTCGATAACAATAGTTACACCCTTTAATTTAGCGTTTGCCATTATCTAATTTTCTTTTTTAATTCGTCTTTATATGATTGGTCGATGTCTGACATATCCATATCCAATAAGAAATTAAGTATTATAGCTTTTTCTTCACCACTAGCATCATTTTTCATTATTAACTCTTTTAAAGCACTAACCTTTCTAATTAATATTGGGTTGGTTTCTCTAACCATCTCCAATGGTGGGATACCATTTAGTTTTAAATCTTTAATGTTTTTTTGAACGAATTCCTTATCAAACTCTTTTTTAGTAAAAATGTCTTCAACTAAAGAATCCATTTTTGATTTACCAGTTTCCTTTAGTTTTTTAACAACCTTCTTCTTTGATTTGGGTTTGATTTTTTTCTTATCTTTTTTAGGTAATTCAGCTTTTTCATTAGAATCATCATCTTCATTATAATAAGTACGACCAAAGTTAGTGTACCAACTCATACCCTGTCTTTGCATGTGAACAGCATCATCGGTGGTTAGATTAGAAGCTGTCATATTATTGTCTTGGTCTACTTTATAATCGCCACCAATTTTAGTGCCGTCTTTATTAACCAATTCTGATAATAGTAAAATATTCATAATTACTTTTTTATATAAATATTCAGCAATTACGATAGTTTAATTTTATTTTTAAACTAAATTATGATGATTTAAAACGCATCTTCAACTTCAGACACATCTACACCCTTAGAGTCTAGGGATTTTTTAGAATTATCAAACCTATCTTTTATCATGTAATCTGAACTAACATTTTGTTTAGACCAAAAATCTAATTCCTCATCACTTGGTGTCATTAATTCTTCTAAATTATCTTGGTCACCTGGTTTAGATGCTATACCAGAAACCAATTCTAACTCACCCCTAGTAAAGAATTGTTTTTCTTCTGGGTCGGTTATTAATAAACTTTCTCGGATGTGGGTATTAAACACAACTAAAAGTGGTTCTACTTTTTTATTGAAAGCTTCAACGTATTTAGGTACATTATATTCCCCTTTTAGGTTAGGATTTTTTTCCATTTCTTCAGCACTAATTAAATAGGAATTAAAAACTAAAGTTCCTTCTGGTGGGTCTTTTTTTGTTTTTTTAACTTGTATATCACCGTGGGATTTTCTAGTGCCGTTATTAACATAGAAAATATTATCACCTAATTGTGGTTCTATACCTTCCTTTATTAATAATTCCATGTGTGCTTGTCTAGGTAGTGGTTGTCCGTTTTTATTATTTCCCCTAGATTTATATAGTCTTATAGATTTTTTAACTTTTGAGTTGTTAGCTATTTGTGATAATGGTATATCCATATTATAAATTTTTTCTAAGTATTCATTATAATAATCAACAAATTCTTTACCTTTACCATCTAACAACATTTTTATACCTTCATTTAAAAATGTTTTTATATATTTCTGTATAGTCTTACCTTTAATAGTATTACCAGTTAACTTAATTTTACCGTTAGGTTTTAATGTTGCGTAATTTTTCCTAGATAGATTAATGGTGGCTGGCCATATCTCATCAATATCCAATCCCATAACTTCATGCATAAACCTATCATTATATTCTGCTACATCAGCATCGATACCCTCATAAATTTTACCTTCCTCAACAAACCTATGTAAACCTTTACCTACGTATGTGTGATTATTAACTTTTTCTCCGTAAGAGAAGTTAACACCATCGATGTCTAAAACTAAAGGTTTATAATCTCTTTCCATAAAGAACTGTATCATATGTCTTAGATATTGTCTACCAGTACAAGTAATCATTTCCCCCTCATTAATATCACCCCAATTAAAAATATACGGTGCAGATATAGAACCAAAAGCGGAGTTATTGAATATTTTAATCGGCAATTGTTTTTTATCGTATTTACTACCTAATTTATCGTTACCCTCTTTGTAGTGTTTGGCCGCTAAATACTTATACTCATTACGTGTGTCTAACAAATACTTTAACATAGCTTCTAATGCACCAGATATATCTACGTCTGGGAATACATTATGTGTTAATTGTATGGATGGATACAGTGAAGCATAATCAAATTTAGCTATATTAACACTATAACCCAAATTAAGTAACCTAGATAAACCACCAACAAAGTTTCTTTTTGGTTGGGTGTCTGGTATAGCTAAACCATTTTCATAAGACCAAGCCATCATTAATAGTTTCCACATTGTAGCTGTACCCATAGTTATCGACCTACCGAAATTAGTTGGTACTAAAGCTGCCGTTAAAAAACCAGCTTGAGCGTAGGTATCATCAACTTGTTCTGTTTCTAAAAGGTCGTCATTAAGATATTCTTTTAATAAGAATCTACCATTAACAATTTCCCATTTATCTTGATAACCTTCTATATCTTTTGGTTCTGGTTTTATACCCTCCAAACCATACCATTGTCCTGATGTTGGGTTGTAATAAAAATCTTTGTTTTCTTTCCATACCTTACCCAACTTATCACCCTCAATGTAAACTCTATTATTACGTTCTAACCCAGCTTCTTGTGCTATATATTTCAACCTACCCGATTGTAAACTAGAATTTAGTGCCATAGCTTGTCTAACTCTATGATATGTATCCATTATATTATAACCCCACATAGTAGTTTGTTGGTAATCTTCTATTTCAGCACCTAATTTAAGTGTTGATGGTTTTCTTTTGAGACCAACTAGTGGGTGTTTTGTTTTTATTAAATCAGAAGAGATATCTACTGATGTAATTCTGTTATCTTTTTTAGACCTTCTAATACTAGTATCAGATAAACCTAATCTTTCCATTCTAACAAAAATATAATTCCAGTCAAAATTTTCTGAGTTATAACCAACTATGATGGATGGTTCTAGTTTATGTATTATTTCAAAAAACTTTTCATACATTTTTTTCTCACCATCCCTACTATATTCACCATCTTCACCGTAAGCGGTCAATAATTGTTTAAAACCCCTATTATCTTTGATACCAATCATAAAACAATGACCTGTTTCGGGTGTTAAACTAGTTGTTTCAATATCAAACGTTAATTTATGTACCTCAGTGTAGTCTTCATAACCTTTAAATAACCTTTTACCAGTTTGAACCATAAATTGTTCTACTGGTGGTAGAATTTGGACTAGTTTTTTATCTCTATCCCAAGGATTGATTCCACCTCTCTTAAAAAAATTAACTAAATCACGATAGGTACCAGAAGTCTTAACTATATATTTGTACCCATCTTCTAATCTTTGATTGTCACCAGTTTTTAATTTTTCAGTATATATACCAAACTCTCTAGCTTTTTTTCTATTTTTTTCTACATCATCATCGTAGAACCCACTACCTTTCAATGATTTGGTCCAGCAAAAAGGTGTGAATTTTTGTACTTTGATTTTTTTACCCTTTATTGGGTCATCAATTACTATATATACTTTGTTGGTTTCGTCTATGGACCAATCACCTGTTTGGTCTAATTCTATTGATACGATGTATTTTTCATCGTCATGACCTTCCAAGAATTTTTTAATATCTTCAGGTGTGGCTTTTAATATTTCACTCATTACATTAGATTTTTGGTAGGGGTTAATCTTTTACCCACTAGTTAATAATGAGATAATAGTAATGATAATAAATTTATTAATAAAGTGCTGGTGGTAGAATTATTTTATTTTTTACTTAATAATTCTTTAATTTTTTTCTTAGCTTTCATTAGGTTAGTTTTAGAAGTGTTTTCTGAAATGCCTAATTCTTCAGCTATTTCTTTGTGTTTTAAATTTTCGAAATAATAAAGTTCAAAAACTTTTCTATACGCTTTTGATACTTCACTTAATACTTTCTTAATGTCGTTTATATTATACTTTTCTTCGTTAGGTTCTTCAATATTATCACCAATATTATCTAAATTAAAATCTGAATTACCATTAGTAAAACTAATTTTATTTTTTCTTAACTCGTCTAATATATTGTTTCTTATAACTCTAGCTATCCAAGCGTCAATAGAACCTTTACCATCAAATTTTGAAATGTTTTGATAAGCTTTTATAAAACCATTTTGACAAAAATCTTCAGCTTTAGCCTCATCCTTAGTATACTTTCTACAAACATTACTCATCATTTTATCCCACAATTGATTATATAAATCGTTAAATTTACTATCACCATTTTCTGTAATGAATTCTTTAATAGTGTTTTTATTTGGTTTTATTTTTAATTTTAATTGGTTGACAAATTCTTTAGCCATGTCCTTTAAAAAAATATTACCGTCCTTACCAAAGTATTGTAGACCAGATATATTAGTAATACATTTATGTCCACCACTATTAGCTTGAATCATATCCCAACCACTAACTTTTAACAATTTTAATGCTTTAATCTCTTTTTCTGATAATTTTGAATATGGTTTATCCATTACTTTTTTAAGTGCTTGTTGCCATCTTTCTAATGTGTAATCTTTTGGGACACCTAGTGGTGGTGAATCTAGTCCTTTTATACCATCTTCTGTTTCTTCAAACATAGCTATCATGTCTGTATAATTAAAACCAACTGAGTTTTCATCAAATGACTTATGTTTTTCAGCAAAATATTTTATACTATCAATAGTTATCACTTTATCTTTTAAGGGGGTTTCAAAAACCTTTAGAACATCTTGAGCTATCTCACCTAAGTTTACACCTTTGAGTTCTCTATTTGCCTTAAATGGGTTACAAGAAGCTTGTAATAAACCTAGTGGCCAAGCTATAACTAAAAAATTAGCGTTTGGAAAATTTTTGAATGGTACGTATCTATCGTAAGCACCTGGTTTAAATAATGCTCCACCACCATATTGAGCTATTATACCGTAATCCTCTAAATAACTAACATTATCACTATCTTTTTGTTTATCAATATAGTTAGACAAATTAGATTTCATTATATCGGGTGATACGTAGCCTTCTTCTTTAGCTAATTTAACTATATTTTGGTATATGTTTAATAATGATGGGGATGAGTTTAAAACTAAAGTTTCTAAAAAATTAGGTTTGTTTTTATAAGCTAATAATAGTTTATTTGTGACTAAAGCCATTATATTTTTATTTCTAGATAAGTCTTTTTCTTTATCTAACTGAAAGATGTAAGTCATAACATCTTCTGGTTTTATACCCATATTAACAAAATCAGCTGAATCCACTGTTGATATCATTTTAATATCTTCATTAGGGAATATATCTGATGGTGAAACTATTTGTGATATTGTTTCTACGTTAGAACGTGAAGGTCTAAATGACGTGGAGGCGTTTTTTTCAGCACCAACTTGTTTATCGTGATGGTCGGTGTGTATTATAAACATAGGTTTACCGTGAGCGAAGTCTACTAAGACTGGCATAATATCACCTTTAGCTGATGGTTTTTTTATTGCGAATTCTTTATCACCATATTGAATTATTTCAGCGTCAACAACTTTTATTCCGTTGTTTTCTAAATAATCTTTCATAGCTAAAGCTGTTGTTACACCATCTAAATCTTGATGGAAATATATTTTAGCTTTATCATACCTTTTTGATAAGTTTTTTATATTACGTAAACCACTTTCTGTTAATATTTTACCTTTAAATAAGATATTCATTATTAATATTTTTATATAAATATCTAGTTAGTGGTCTTCTCGCTAATTTTTAGAATTTTCTAGACTGATTAATTTGTCTAGATACATTTTAGCTTTTTGTAAATCTTGTAGGCCGTTTTTATGTCTCCATCTTGTAACATATTTGACAATGTTACCCTCGAAAAAATCTAAATCATGTGAATGTGCGTAATCCCACATCTCTATCCCCTTATTATAGTGTTTTGGGTGCTCTACTTGTTCTTTACTCTTGTCTTCCATTTTACCTAATAATTTCTTTTATTAAATCATCTGATATATCAATTGTTTGGTGTTCGTCACCAATAACTGTATCTATTATTTTACGTTTTTTCTCTAATGTTTTATAAATCATCTCATCTATTGTACCAATGGCTATTGGATAATAAACATTAACGGTACTAGACTGACCTATTCTGTAAGCCCTATCTTCAGCTTGAGCGTGATTAGATGGTACAAAATCCAAATCGTTCATAATAACTATTTCCGCTTTAGTTAGTGTTATGGCTGTACCAGCCGATATTAAATTACCCACAAAAACCTTAATATCGTCATTTTCTTGGAATTGGTCAATAGACCTTTGTTTATTTTTACCATTCATCTTACCATTGTGACCTACAGCGATTTGATTAAAGTGACTCATTAATGCGTCAAATGAGTGGGTAAAATTTGTGAATATAATTACTTTTTTACCATTTTCTATTGCTTGTTCAGCTAACTCTATACTTTGTTTAGTCTTTTCTAAGGCTAAATATTTCCTTAAAACAACCAATTCTACCATGTGTCTACCTGCACCTAAATTTTTACCCTCACTTTTAGCCCAAGCTAAATACTCATCAAAAACATTACCATATTCTTTCATATCATCAATTTCTACATATTATGGTGCAACTATTTTGCGTGGTAAATCTAAGTGGTCTTCTTTTTTCCTCCTTAGAATTAATCTTTTTGTTCTCTCATG